TATTGCTGAGCTAATGTTATTAAGAAAAAGTGAAAAACATAATAGCGGCAACCTTGGTTATAAATTCTGGAATAAGTCTCATAAAGATTCATATCAGGGACAAGTAGTTGCCGCAAGAAGATTGATAAAAGAATTTGGTGAAAAGCTAATTATTTCTTTTATAAATTCTGATAGTGGTAAAAATATTTACTCGCTGGGTTTCTTTACCCCTCTAGACTTTGTTGTTAATGCTATTAAAAGATACAAGCCGCTATTCGACAAACAACAAGAAAAACTATCACAAAAAACTGAGCAAGAACCTATCTCTCAACCTATCATAACTAGCAAAGAACCACCAAAGCCTTTTGCTAAAAAGAATAATCTATTTTCAAAATTAAAATCATTGGAGAAAAAGAATGGCCAAGAAAACACAGATACCTAAAACAAAAGAAGAATCTAATGATAGTAAAATCTTGCAAGAAATTGTAAAGAAATATGGCAACGTAATCGTAAAAGGTAATGAGTTGCTAGAAATGAGAAAGGATTATAAAATCCTAAAGGTAAGCCCTATTGTTGATGTGGCTCTTGGTGGGGGCGTTAAAGAGGGTAGCTGGGTTATGCTTAGTGGCGCTGCAAAAAGCGGCAAGACTACTCTCGCTATGCAAATGGCTAAGAATGGTCAAGATGAAGGAAGGCCGATAATTTATTTAAACTCGGAAGGCCGACTGAAAGAAATGAATTTTGAAGTCGAAGGTCTTGATCCATCTAAAATGCAGATTATCACAGCCGAAGATGAACCTCTTAGCGCTGAAGTTTTTCTAGATATTGCCTTAAAGCTTTTGTCAGCAAAAGAAAATCAAGGTGCGATTTGTATTATAGATTCTATTTCTAGCCTGATACCAGCAAGAGATTTAGAAGGTGAAATTAGCGGTGAGCGTCGTCCGGGCCTTCCAAAGATTCTTGGCGATTTTGTTAAGAAGCTAGGACAAATTGTACCAAACCAAAAAAGTATCGTAGTTATGATTACTCACCTGATTACAAATACTAGTGGTTATGGAGCCGGTATGTTGGCAGACGGTGGTGTTAAAATTGGCTATCAAGCAGATACTCGTATGCAAGTTAAGTCTATAACGCCCTGGGTACAAGACGATCAGCAAATTGGCCAAGCTGTTAACTGGAAAGTTATGTGTTCTTCAATTGGTAGTCCCGGCGCAGAGTGTCAAAGCTGGATTAGATATGGACAAGGTGTTGACAAAGTACAAGAAGTTTTAATGATGGGACAAGAAGCTGGTTTAATCTCTCAAGCTGGCGCGTGGTTTACATGTAATTTTTTACTAACAAAACCATCGCTTGTAACATTGCTAAATCCAGAAGTTAACCTGAATGAAGAAGGATCGTATAAATCTGACGATGATTTAGTTTTGGCTACTAAAACTTGTAAGTTTCAAGGATCTGAAAAGCTATATTTTTTCATCAAAGAAAATCAACCAGTTTACCAAGCACTATTAGAAGATATTGAATCAATGCTATGATAGTTAAAGGTTTTGACGGAAAAGAATATAACTGGAAACCAAGAGGGGCGGATATTCAGGATGGTTTTAGGTCAAATCTTCATTTAAAAATTAGAAATTTACTGCGAGAAATGTTTCCTTTTGATATTATTCTTGAGGAAATACCTCTTCCTGGAAGCAACCGGTTTGTTAAAAAGAAAGAGCTTACAGCAGATTTTTATTTACCAGCTAGGTCTTTGGTAATAGAAGCTCATGGACAACAACATTATTCTTATAATTCGTTCTTCTTTAAAAATAAATACGAATTTGCTAAAGCGCAGCGCCGAGATTTAGACAAAAAAGATTGGTGCAAAATGAATAATATCACATTGATAGAACTAAAACATTCTGACGATTTAGACACTTGGAGAAATCAAATTGACTCAAGACAATACAATTGAGCGAACCGAAGAATCATGCCCAGTGAATTCCTTTTTGTCTAATATAGAAAATTGGATTAGCAATAACAAGCTAAACTTAAAAAGAGTAAAGCATGAAGAATGCGAAGAGATTCTAAATATGACTATCGAGGAATTGGAAGAATCTGTTCCTACCGACTTATTAAACAAGGCTTATGTTTTGTATGGTTATGCAGATTATTTATCCGACGCATACAATAATCAAAAAATGGTTAATGAATATGCTGAGCAAAGCATAAGCTATATAATCGCCCCGGTTGTAAATAACTATGGCGACCAATATACCAAGTGGGAAATCAAATACAATTCTGCTATTCGCGAAAACCCATTGGCTAAAAAACTAAATCAATTAAGAGGTCATTCTAATGCCAGACTAACGATGCTTCAAGATAAATCAGAGCATGTGCGAAGAATGGCAGATTTAATAGTAGAAATATCAAGGAGAAAAAAGAATGAGTATTATTCAAACAGCTAAAGAACTTTTAAAAAAGGGCATAGCTTTAAACGATCCAGAACTTATAGAAATGGCAAATAGTTTGCTTGGAACAGTCAGCGAATCGCCCCCTGCTGTTGCTGTAGAACCACAAGAAACAAAGCCTAAAAAATCTAGAGCTAAAGCTGTAGTAAAAGAAAAGCCATCATTGGTTGACCAGTTTGCTATTGAAAACAAACAAAGTCGAAGCAAAAGAGTTCCAGTTAAAGCAAAAAGAATAAACACTTTTAAAGATGACGGAGTTTTGGCTAAAGATGAAGAAAATATTACGCCAAAAGTAACTCCAGCTAAAAGAGAAAGGCCAAAATTTAAAAAGGTAAAACAGGTTTGTCAAAGTTGCAATGGTTCGGTTATGGTTCATCCTGCTCATGTTAGAGAGTTTTATGTTTGTGATGGTTGTTTAAGCAATAAAACAAGAGGGCGGTAATGAGCGAAAAGTGGGATTTAAGATTTTTAGAACTAGCAAGATTTGTATCTACTTGGAGTAAAGATCCATCTACCCAGGTCGGAGCAGTTATAGTAGATAAAGAAAATAGAGTTGTTTCTTTGGGGTATAACGGTCTTCCAAAGGGAATAGAAGATACTTGCGAAAGATTAAGCAATAGAGATTTAAAACTTAAACTTATAGTTCATGCTGAGTTAAACGCCATACAATTTGCTAGACAAAATCTAGATGGTTGCACTTTATATACCCACCCTTTTATGCCATGCTCAGTGTGTGCCGGTCAAGTAATCCAAAGTGGTATATCTAGAGTGGTTTCGTTGTTAGAAAGCAATTATTCAAAATGGGCCGATAGTATAGCACTGTCAAAAGAAATATTCAAAGAAGCAGGAGTTGAAGTATGTCTGTATTAAAATTTGTAAAGCTTTCAGAAGATGCAAAAGCGCCGTACAAGTCGAGAGAATCGGATGCTGGATATGATCTATGTTGCGTAGAAGATGTAATAGTTCGCGCGGGAGAAAGAGTTAGCGTAAAAACCGGCGTAGCTGTTGCGATTCCAGAGGGCTACGTTGGGCTTATTTGGCCCAGGTCTGGACTGGCCGTAAAAAACGGAATAGACGTTTTAGCTGGCGTTATAGATTCTGGATACACAGGAGAAATAGTTGTTTGTATTCTTAATACAGATACATTTTACGATCATCACTTCAAAAAAGGTGATAAAATTGCCCAAATTATTTTCCAGCCCTACTTGACTTTTGATTTACAACAAGTACAATCTTTAGAGAACACGGATCGAGGCACTAAAGGTTTTGGGAGTTCGGATGAGCGTATATAATTTTGTTCCGCCTGATTATTTACATTGGGATGAAGTAGATAAAAAATATTCGGTATTTGCCGAGTCGGAATTAGAGAGATTATGTATAATGTCGATAGAAAACGGGATAGCGTCCGAAGACATGACCGTTGTTATGAATAAAATCGGTGAACTAAGAGCCGGTGGAATTTTGTTTGATAGAATTTTAAAAGGTGAAGTTTCTTTTTCATATAAAGATGGAGAGTTAGTTTTTAGGGCATAACATGAGCGATATTGATAGAATTCAGCGTCAGATTCAGCAAATTCAATCTAGAATTTACGAACTAAACGACAAATCTGCGGGAGTAACTTCCGAAAGTGAACTTAGGAAAATAAAGAAAACCAAAGACAAGCTCTTTAAAGAAAAGAACAAGCTTTTGGCAAAGCTGTATCCAGAAGAGTCCGACGAAGAAATTGATCAAAATGAAGATATTCAAAACTCTTGAGGAAAATATGATTTATAAAATATTGCCCATCACCAGGGATATATTCATAACTTTGGTGTGTGTTGCTTTTTCGATTTATGTTATTTCTTTTCTTACTAAAAAAGAATCGCTCAAAGAGTCTTTGCCAAACTACTCTGATGAAACGATGGTTGTGTTTGGTTCTAGCGAGCCCGATGCCGCATATAAAATAGTCGCCCCCGCTAAACTTGTGTCTGTGCATGATGGCGATACTGTCACTGTAGAGCTAAGACTAAAAACAAATATTCGCTTGCTGGATTGCTGGGCTCCAGAAATTACCGGAGTTGAAAAACCCAAAGGGTTAAAATCTAAAGAGTTTCTACAAACCCTTCTTTCGGAAAATGATTCAATCACAGTAGAAATACCATTCCAAGAAAATTTTTCCAAGTCCTTGACTTTATCAAGAATACTTGGTAGAATTTATAAAGATATTGACGGTGATGGGTCGAATGATGACATATCATCCATTATGGTTAAAAATGGTTTTGCTAAAGAGAAGAAATAGAATGACAAAAGTAGAGGAAGTAGAAAAAATTTTTGAAAATTTCAATAAAACATCTAGACTTACTTGGAATGTTTCATATGTAACGTCTGAGCCAGATGAAAAATTAGAACCCTGGCATGAAGATCGTTACTCTTATAAAGAATCTCATTTTTTTGCTGATGATTCAGTGTCTATCATATCCGTTCCAATGTTTAGTAATCTAGAAGAGTCTGATCTTCATCGTATGGATTATGTTGAAACGGCGTGGCGATGCACTCTTTATATAGATAAAGAGAATCAAAGATATGGGTTAATGACCGACTTATAAGATAAAAAAAGCTGTATCAAAAATTAAAGAAAAAATTTGAAAGAAAACAATGAATCAGGTTGTAGATTTTATTGTAAATGATGTTGCTTTTAAGGTAAATCAAGAGATGGCTTTAAACTCAACAGATGATCTTGATCTATTTATGGATAAAAGTCATTTTAAATTGAAAATTCTTAGTTTTATTATTTTTAAAACCGAGAATCCGGCAGAAACTTGTATATGTGATTACAAGCCAGACGACAATACCTTGAATTATTTCATCAATCTTTCTCATGCAGAAAGAACAGTCATAGAACAAAGAGTTTTGGATAAGATAAGAGCAATTTTGAACAGCAAAATTAAAATATTAAGGAGAGATAATGAAATATAACCAATGCACATTAGAAAAAACTGTCGGCGGTCATACAGTACAGATAGTATCATACATTCCATCTAAGTTTGCAAACATTGGTCAATCGGTAAGACTTAAAAATGAAGAGGAAAAATGGGATGGCGGTTATGTTGTTAAAACTGTCGGGCCAGCCGTAGATGAAGAATTCTTGCCAGATCGACATAGTGAAATCAAAGCACACCGCAGAGCTACGGGCGACTCAATGCCAAAAAAGGAATAGATACATGATTAAAAAAACCTACAAAGGCATAATTACCTCGCTTCCACCAAACGGTATATTCGTTTACGGTGCTAATACCGAAGGGCGACACGGTGCTGGTGCAGCCAAAGTTGCCAAAGAAAAATTCGGGGCAATTTATGGAAAAACGGGTTTACAAGGGCAAAGTTATGGTATAATAACCAAAGACCTTGGGGCGACTAGTCATCCCTCGATTTCTATAGAGGCTATAACAAAACAGATCGCAGATTTATATGAGTTTGCAAGGCAAAGGCCCGACTTGGAGTTTTATGTAGCATATAGCGGCAATGGTAAAAACCTAAATGGCTATACCTCAGAACAAATGGCAAGTATGTTTGCGTTGCATCCAGTTCCAGATAACATAGTTTTTGAAGAAGAGTTTTATAAACTTGTTTACTCAACTGCCATTTTTTTATCCTCGTTACTTTATGTTGCTACGGGATATCTAGACGACGGAACTAAGTATACAGCAATTGGCGATCTATCTAATCTTTTGAGGGCAGAGTTTTAAAGAAAGAAAATAATGAACTATTTAAAAGTCCCAAGGAATTGTATTTCTAGCCAGCTACCAATATGTCCAATGTGCGGAGATACAAAATGCGTAGAAATTCCCCAGCAAGTGTTAAAACTAACCGTTGATACACCGTATAGAACAGAATGTAAAAAATGTAATATATATTGGGATTCATATAAAAAGGGAATAACATGAATTATTTAGAAATTATTAAGAACGTACCACATAATCCAAACTATATTCTTCGTGGATTCGACGAGAATCTTGCAAAAATTATGGATGAAGGTTATGATATGCAAGATCGCACAGGAGTAGGCTGTAGATACCTTCCCGGCATTACTACAACTATAGATATTTCTGAAAGGGTTCCAGTCCCAGTTAAAAGGGCCACTAAATGGAAGGCTATGTTGGCAGAATATCTTTGGTTTTTAACTGGTTCAGATCGTATTAGTGACCTGCGAGATAAATTTGGAAGCAAGGTTTGGGATGCATGGCAAAAGCCAGAATGGGCAAAGTCTAAAGGACTACCAGAAGATTCTATAGGATATGGATATGGCCCTAATTTAATTCATTACGGAGCAACATTAAACTCCACAGGAAATAGAGAGCTAATTAACAATAGACCAGACTTAAATAATTATTTTGGATTCAACCAAGTAGACAATGTAATAAATTTGCTAAAAACAAATCCAAATTCTCGTCGTATTCTTTTTTCATTCTTTAGACCTGATAAACAAGGTTCTGAAAATACCGTATTAGATCCATGCCATTTAATCTATCAATTTATACCTGAGCCAAACAAAAGATTGTCATGCTGTGTTTATATACGCAGTAATGACATGTTTGTTGGAGCATTAAGTACAAACTTACAAGGGGCAGCATTTTACACATATATGCTATCGCAGCAATGTGGATTTACCCCAAGTAAACTTATTGTAATGTCGGCACACGCTCACGTTTATCACAACCATTTTCCTTTTGTTGAAGAATATCTTAAAAGAACAGAAGTTGATAGCCCTATTTTAAAATTAGCAGAAGCTAAAGATATTTACAGTTATGGACTTGACAATTTTGAGCTTGAGGGATATAATCCTCTCGAAAGAATGAAAATTCCGATAGCTATTTAAGCAATTGTGTATATTCCATATGGATAACAATGGAGTATATTATGAAAAAATGGCAAGAAAAAGAAATTCAGTATTTATCAGAAAATTTTGGTAAAATTAAAGCTAGGGACATAGCACAAACACTCGGCAGAAGTTTTGATGCAGTACATAAAAAAGCTCAATCTTTAAATTTGATTGGGGATCAAGGTATTAATCGTAAATATTCCATTGACGAGGAATATTTCAAAATTCCAAACATAGAAAATTCTTACTGGGCTGGTTTTATTGCAGCCGATGGATGTGTAACTGGTGGATATTTAAAAATAATGTTACAGCTACCGGATATAATTATCTTAGAAAGATTTAAAACTGCAATTAAATATGATGGCCCAATTTATATAGATAAAAAGAGAAATAGATGTTCATTAGAAATACATAAAAAAAGCATAATATCAGATTTATATAATATTTGGTCTATAACAGAAAGAAAAAGTTTAACATTTAAACCTCCTGCTCAAAACCTTAATGATGAATGTTTTATTTCTTTTGTAGTTGGAATAATTGATGGTGATGGAAGCATTTATTTTGAAAAAAATAGTTATTTAAGAATCTCTTTATTGGGAACAAAAGATTTATTGGAATGGATTAAAAATAGATTACAAATTAATTCTTCATTACAAAAAACCGGGAATATATACAAATTAAGATATAGCGGTAAATATGCGAATATATTTATTTCTAAAATTAATAATCTGAAACACACTTTTTTAGAAAGAAAATGGTTAAGGGTTTTGGCAGAATACAATCTTAGTAATAAATCAAAGGAAAAATAAGTGAGTGTATCTATAGTTCACTGCAAAAAATACCCATACGATGTATATATTGGTCGTGGCAGTAAATGGGGCAATCCCTTTGTTATTTCATCTACAAAAACTAGACAACAAGTTGTAGACGAGTATAGGGTTTGGATTATGACTCAGCCAGAATTACTAAACTCTCTGCATGAGTTATACAATAAAAGATTGGGGTGTTGGTGCAAGCAAAAGCCCGATGATGATATTCTTTGTCACGGCGATGTTTTAAAAGAACTTGTAGAAAAACATGTTCAAATGTATGAGGATCATGGACTATCCCAAGACTATTTTTGTAAAATTTGCGGAAATTTAGTTGACAGATCCGCATCCTGCGGTAGAATATACTGCTCAAACGGACATAACTTAGTCTAATTTTTTGAAAATAAATGAGGATAAAAAAAAATGGTAGACGTTGGAGATACAGTAGAATTTAAGGGGCAAGACTCTTATTATAAAGGCGTTGTAGTTTGCGTATTCAAGAAACTCAACGGGGCTGTTAGGTGCATCGTTGAAGATGATCGCGGTCTATTGCTAATTAAAGATCCAAGCAAAGCAAAGGTAATTGTGTAATGAATGACCTGTATTATTCGCAAATAAAACAAGATAAATGGGTGCTGTCTAAAACAAGCTATACCAATGGCTTTTATGTAGATATAGGCGCTTTTGACGGTGTTCAGCTTAGCAATACTTATGCCATGAGTCAATTTGGATGGAGTGGTATTTGTGTTGAATGCAACCCAGAGATTATACCCAAATTAAAAGAAAATAGAGAGTCTGACAGGTGTAAGATATGCACAAATCCGATTTGGCCCATTGATGGCAAAGTTTTAAATTTCCATAACGATGAAATGCTTTCGTTTGCAACAGAAGGTAATCGTAATGGTTTAACCTCGTTGCCAAATTTGTCGATATCTCTAAACACTCTTTTAGAAACATATCAAGCTCCTAAAAATATAGACTATATTAGCCTAGACGTAGAAGGTATTGAGCTTGCCATACTTCAATCATTTGATTTCAATAAATGGAATGTCAAATGTTGGACTATTGAACATAATATTCAGCAAACACAAGAAAGCCTTCAAAACTTTATAAATATAGCTTTTATTCTACTAAAGTATGGATATTTAGTTAAATGGCATGATTGGGATATTTTTGCAGTCAAAGACGATATCGAGTCGGAATATATTGTAAATGGAGAAAGAATAAAGTGATAAATCGTAAACGTACTTATTTCAAGGAAGATATTTTAAAGCTTATTAATAGAGACTATATAGGCCCACGGGTAAAAGAACAATATAATCTTGAAAATTTTGATACCGATACTAATCTCAGATTAACTCTTGAATATTTAGCGAAAATTGGTTATAGTCAAGACTATGTGCTTAAACAATTAAAATTTCAAGAACAATCGCTTCACGATGAAGAAATTGAGTTTGTATTATAAGCGGAATTAAGCAATGATTGCCTGTATTTGCGGTTTTAGCATCGAAGCTATTGTACTTTTTTTGACAATTTCTTTAGCCTTTATTGTTGACAAGCTAGTTTGCTGGTGTAGAATATGCAATGGCGGCTGGAAAAAATGTAGAAAGAGAAAATAATGAAAATTTGGCATATTTCAGATACTCATGGACTTCACCACGATTTAAAAGTTCCAGAAGTAGATATGGTTATTCACTCTGGCGATTTCGCAAACAGCCGTAATTCCGCCATTAATTCTAACGAAGTTATGGAATTTCTTGATTGGTTTGTTTCGCTTAAAATAAAGCATAAAGTTTTAGTTGCCGGAAATCATGATATTTCTATAGAAAATAGAATGATTCACCCAAACTTTATTTTAGATGCGGGTATAACTTATCTTGAAAATAATAGCGTAATTATAGACGGACTAAAGATTTGGGGGAGTCCAATCACCCCATCTTTTGGAAGAGGTTGGGCCTGGAACATGGCTAGACACAAAACTAATTTAGTTTGGGAGCTAATTCCGCCAGATGCGGATATAATAATCACACACGGACCACCAAAGGGTATTCTTGATATTAACCAAGAAATGGAACTTTGTGGTTGCGCTTCGCTGTTGAGAAAAATTAAGTCAGTAAATCCTATGCTACATTTGTTTGGTCATGTACATAATAATGACACCATGATAAATTCTGGCATTAGAAAAATTAATAATCTAGATACCATATTTAGCAATGCTTCGACGGTTAGCGATGGTAAAAAAATGCTTGTTAATAATGGAAACATTATTTCAATATGAACGACGATACTGATAGAAAAATCATAGATTTCTTGTGGCAATCTCTGCAAGAACATCAAGAGTTAGTTAAGAGTTTAAAAGCCGAAATAAAAAGGCTTGAATTAGAGTTGAGTTTGTTAAAGGTTTAATTTTAGGAGTCTCTTTATGAAGAGTTTGTTTTGTTTTGCGGTTATGTTTTTTGCTTCTACTACATTTTCGTTTGCGCAAGACTCTTGTGCCAGTGGAAGATGTCTAAAAGCCCCCGTTAAGGTCGCTGCTAATGTTGTGGGTGGCACATTGGGCGTAGCCTCAGAAGTTGTTGGCGGCGCAGTTAGCCTAGCTGGAAACGCTGTGGTTTTGGCTGAAAATACCGTTGTAGCAACCGCAAAGGGGGTTAAGACTGTTGTAGTAACCCCTGTACGAAGAGTTGCTAATGCAACACAAAGCGCTGCTCGCGTTACCTTTGGCGCTGTAAAGCGCCCTTTTAGGCGAGTTTCTTGTCGATAAGACCGTTTTGTTTACGCAACGCGATTGCTTTGGCAGTCGCGTTTTTTTTTGGAGATAATATGGGTATAGTAGCAATAATTTTGAGTATTATATTGTATCTGGTGATTACAATTGATCATCTTTGGAAGAAAGATTATCACCAAGCTATGATTTGGTTTGGGTATTCTTTTGCAAACGTAGGATTTTTACTGGCTATGCTAAGCAAATATTCTGAAACTCCATAAATGAGAAAAGAAATGAGTAAATATGCAGAATTGGCACATTGTTTTAATTTAAACCCTTCTATAAGAAACATTTACTTATTTAATCATCATGGAAATTCAGATGAAAATCCGGGTGTAGATTTTAGACAAGCTCAAACTTTTCTAAGAAATATGGATTTGTTAGAGCAAAAATCTAGCGAGCCTATAACAATACAAATGTATAGCATTGGCGGCGATTGGTATGCTGGCATGGCTATTTACGATAGAATCATTACAGCGGCCTCTAAGATAACCATGATTGCTCATGGGCTGGCTAGTTCAATGAGTGGAATTATTTTACAGGCCGCAGATCGCAGGATAATGATGCCAAATGCACATTTTATGTTGCATTATGGTTCAGAATCTATCGAGGGTGATTATCAATCTGTAAGAAACGCCATTAAGTTTGGAGAAAAGATAGAAAAAAGAATGATTGATATTTATGCCAAAAGATGCATTAAAGCTCCGAAATTTAAGAGTGCTAGCCTAGATACAGTGAAAAAAAACATAGAACTAAATATTAAAAACGGCGATTGGTATTTAACCCCCGAAGAAGCTAAAGAGTGGGGATTCATTGACGAAATTTTTGAAACAATTAAGCAATATGAATGAAATAAGATATATGGCTTCGTGGTTAGAAGAAGATATTGTAACAAGCGACATTTCTAAATTGCCGCGAGAACCGGTTTGGCAATAT